TCCTTACTCATCAGAGTATTGTAATCAGAACCAACATTCATAGACAATTTTCTAATACCATTTGTCTCATCTAGCATCTCAAACTGAAACTTTAGTATTCTGAACTTTTGGTCAGGATTAATCTTTATGACATCATTAACCAATTGTTCCATAAATAAAGTTTTACCTGTTCCTGGCCGAGCACCAACAACTGTAATAGTTCTCCATTCTAGACCATCACAAAAAATATTATTAAAATTCACCCAAGCTGTCTTCAATGATTTTAATTCACCATTGTGTCTAGCTTTCATTTTGTAGAGAGCTTTTTTAACAGCATCTCTTTCACTCACAGCCTTTAAAGGGCTCGCATTATTATACATATTACATTGATTACATTAGAGAATCCTCATCAATGGTGGGTTTAATTTGATCATATATCCAATGAGAAAAGGTTATTAAACCTTCTATAAGAATATACTTCCACACACTGAGTTCTACGATAAAGTTATTAATTAATAAATATAGACAAACACTGCCTATAAATCCAAGAAACAACTTCTTTAAGTTTACTACTATCAAAACAATCTTTCTTTAATAAATATTATTTCATCATCTGGTTTGTTTATAATCATCTCACAATAATCAGCTAAATCTGAGTCCCAAGTCTTGTCACTGTTTTGCTTTCTAATAAAATATTGAGATGTTCTCATATATTGATAACTAATCTCCCTGTATTCCAAAACATATTTCTTTGCTGCTAACAAAACTGTTTCCCAATCATAATCATAAGTTTCAAAGAACCATCTAAGTGCATTCTCTAAGTTTTTAGGATTAGATCTTGCATACTTACCACTAGATAACTTGATACTAGGAAATATATTAGAATATTTCTTGATGTTATCTTCAAAGTTATCTCCCAGTAAGTTTTTAGATGTTTTCTTTTTAGACTTCTTAAAAAAGCCTTCAATTTCAGTAGTAAAGATAATACTTTTATCTGTTAATGTCAAGTCATCTTTGAGCCAACCATCATTAATTAATCTTTTAGTTTCTAATTCTTTATTGATAAAAGAATACGGAACTACTTTATTCTTAATGCATTGTAATACATAATAACTATTAGGTGTTATTCCCTCTTTGACAAATTTTGAAAATATATCTTCCATACTACCATATTATTTTTTGACCATTATTTTCTTCTACAAGTTTAGATATTTTATTAAATATATCATTACTATCCCATTTAGAGCCATTATAAGCAGCAGAAGCAGGATGTTTAACAGTAAACTTATAGTTATTATCCCCAGTAAGGACAGACCATTCTTCAGCTTTTTTACCCATGTACACATAAATTAATTCTTTATTGTGATTATTTAACCAATCTAACATATAAGCAGTAAAAGGTTTCCATATATCATAATGACTACCAATCTTACCTACCTCAACTGTAAGAGCTGTATTAAGCATTAGTATACCTTGTTTTGACCATCTGCTTAAATCTGGATCTTGATATGAAGGAAATTCTTGATACACTGTTCTTTCAATTTCTTCAAAAATATATCTTAAACTAGGCTGTACCTTATTTGTATTACCACAACTAAATGATATACCATCAGCTACAGCAATCTGTGGATAAGGATCTTGTCCTATAAATACCACCTTTAAATCATCATATGGACACTCTTCAAATGCTCTAAATAATTGTTTTAATGTTGGAGTAAATCTTTTATCTGCAATACTTAACTCATAAAGTTTACTAAGAATGTCAGTAAACTCAGAACTAAATATAAAAGATTTAAAAACTTTATCCCAACCACTTGGTTCAAGTTTAGCAAACATTTTTTGTTTAATTTCATCTATTTCTGTTTCTGTTTTCATTTTTTATTAAATTTGTTAAAACATTAATACTATGGCTATCAAAGTAAAGGAATTAAAAGATGATGCTCAAATAAATATTACAGTAAATAAATCTTTTTATTTAATGGCAAAAGCCGCATCTTTTACAATCTTAAATTCTTTAAATGTTAACCACAAAGGGGATGCATATTTTAAAGAGCTTATGACTAAAAACTATGAAGATCTTAATGATACTGAAAGAGCTTTTTATACAATTATATTATTATTAGCTGAGATTGAAAAACAAGCTACAGAAAATAAATTGTACATGGAAAAAGAAATTTTAGAACCAACTGATCCAGGTTTTGTAGAACCTAAGCAAGATTAATATTTAAATCTCTTCCAATTTCAATAGCAGATTCTATTGCCATTGCTAGTTCTTCTTTACTACATTCTTTAAAAGACTTACAGTACTCTGTATCAGCTCTATCATAACAGAGGCCAGAATGCTTTTTAACTAGAACTTTCATCTCGTCAAATGTATAGCCAGACTCTTTGGCTAATTCTCTAATACATGCGTGTATCTTAGCCATTTGTGCTAAGCTACCATTGTCTGAAGTTAGTCCCATAAAGACCTCAACTTCCTGACCTTCTTGAAGTTTATCAAGAAATAATTGATAAGAAATCTTTGTGCTTTCATTAATATGCACTAAATTTCCATTCTTTTTAGTAAGTTTGAAACTAAACATACGGTATTTTTTATTATATTAATATGTGCTTATGAATAATAGTCCAAAAAAAGTAACCAAGGAAAATACTAAAATTATTTTAGAATATCTAGAAAAATTCCCTAATTCACCAAGTAAAACTCTAGCAAGAAAAATCTATTCTGAAAATGGGGGATATTTTGAAAAATTTGAAAATGTGTATACTAGAGTTAGATACTACAGAGGTCAAATGGGAAAATATCATAGAGAAAGATTGAACAATAAAGAGTTTCAAAAAGAACTTAAAACAAAAGTAATGCAAAATTTTGTATCCTTACCCACATCCTTATCAGAAAAGAGAGGAACATTCACATTTCCCACAGGATGTAGAAAACTTGGTGTTATTGGTGACCTCCATATACCATATCATGATGAAGATGCTATAGAAACTGCTTGTGATAAAATGGAAGCAGAAGAGGTTGACAGTATTCTAATCAATGGAGACTTACTTGACTTTTATCAGCTTTCTTTTCATGAAAAAGATCCAAGAAAGGTTCACTTTAAAAATGAAATAGAAGCAGGTAAACAGTTCTTTGAGTACATGCGCTCTAGATTTCCTGGGATTCCTATTTATTTTATACCTGGTAACCATGAAAACAGGTTTGAAAGATATCTCAGAATAAAAGCATCTGAGCTACTTGACATGGATGAATTCAGGTTAGATGTAATATTACATGTTGCTGAATACAAAATAGAGTATCTTCCATTTAGAACCAAAGTTATCTTTGGTGACTTCCTTATAGAGCACGGCGACAAGATTCCTGGAGCAGGTGGTGTAGTACCAGCAAGAACTGCTCTAATGAGACTTAAAACCAATTGCATTGTAAATCACTTTCATAAAAGTTCTCAAAGCTCACAAAGAGTTTATGGAATTGGTGAGTCTAGTACAATAAGAGCATATAGCCTTGGATGTCTGTGTGAATTAGCACCAGATTACATGGAAATAAATGAATGGAATCATGGCTTTGCTATTCTAACAAAAATTGATAATTTAGTGTCCGTAAATAATTACAAAATAGAAGGCAACACAATTATCTAATGTTTCTACCAATAGTACTAAAAGACAAGGATGGAGAGTATATTGAGCATCTCAATATAACTCACATTACCAGAACCTCATTTGTTAATGTGATGAATCCTGATGCAGGTACTAGAATCCATTTAAGAACAGGAGAAGTTTTAACAACTCCTGTTCCTATGGATATAGTTCAAACTGAAATAGATGATTGTTATAAATCTGCTGCTGCTATGATAATGTTTAATATCCTAGCAGAAAAAGCACAGCTATCTAAGATCACGGATGACGTTGATACCCTTGGTGGACAGCAACCTGAATCAGGTGCTCTATAGCAGGTTTAGTTAACTCAGATTTAGTATCCCAATCAAAGTTAAATACCTTCCATTCATCTAGGCTTTCATCACTTGCTGATGAAATTAAACTTAATCCTGGAAGTAAGTCTAGTATGTAATAATAATAATCATAGCCATTCTGACTTTCACTATCTTTGACTTCTACTTTATCAAAGCCTAAGTCAATTAATTCTTGTTCTGTCATTTTTCTGCCATTGTTTCCATAAACACAGTATGATTCAAGATTTCAAAAGCATATGTATGATTTAAATCTTTATATGCTTCATTGTCTTTAGAATACATACCGTGTTCTTTGATTCTTAGATCTCTTAAATTCTGTATGCTTAATGTTACTATAGCAAGATTATCTCTATCATCTGATTTCATCATGCTTACAATGTTTCTTATCTCAGCATCATTTAGATAATTATACTTTTTTAATAGCATTAGCTCAGCCATATATACAAAAGGGCGGAATTCATCCTTCTTAGACCCTTTATGGTACATATACCATAGGTAGTTCAGATTACCATCTGCACCATCAGTAATATTATAATGTTCTTCGGCAATTGCTGCCACAAGTTTTAGCATGTCTTTTGCGTCTTTCATAAATTTTAGTTTAGAAAATATATCTAATTGTGTTCCAAGGTATAATGGAGTCATGTAACGCTCTAAATTGTTCAATATATTTAGATTTACTTCCGGCTTTGTACCTAATATTTGTTCCTCCATACTGGGATATCTTTGATTCTTGTATATCTGGTCTCCAGAGAATCTCTTCACCCATGATGGCATTTTCCAAATTGTATTCATGTTTTTCTTTATTATGTGTAAGAAATATTACTTCTGCTTTGACAGCATCATTTTCCCATCCATTTATATTAGCATGTCTACTAACTAAATGAAATAGAAATTCATACTCTGTAAGCCAATTGTCATGAACTATTACAGGACTAAAATTCAAGTGAACTTCATATCCTGCATCAAGAAATCTTGGAACAGCATTTAGTCTTAAATCAATAGCACTTGTATTTGGTTCAAGAACTTTTCTCCATTTCTCCGGCATCAAACTAAATCTTATTCTGATTTTACCTTCTGGGTTAAAGTTTAGTAAATCTTTATTCACATACTTAGTAGCAAATGAACCCATAGCAAATGGATGATCTTTAAAATACTCAAATATTCTTTCCCAGTCATGATACTTAGCATGTAAAGCAAAGTCTTCATTGCAGGAAATATCATAAGTAATATAGTCTCCTGTTTGATTAGGCTTTTCTACATCAGCAAACCAAACATGGTTATTAATTGCTGTCAGGATATCCATAGGATTTGTTGCTATAGTTAATCCTTCCGGCTTATGCCTTTTCATATAACAGTAAGAACAGTTATACAAACAGCCATGACCAAAAGAAGGAGCAATAAAATCAGTGCTCCTCCCGCTTGGTCTAATCTTCATAGTTTTTCTAGTAACTTTCTCTACCAACGTTTCTGAAAGTTAATAAAAGCTGTAGCATTCTTATTGGATTCAAATATCTTGGGCATACCATATTTATCTAATACATCTTCCCACTTAGTAAAGAACCATAAGAATTTAACTTTCTTTTGTACAGAGAACCTTGTCTCTGAATGTGGTGTAAGTTTTACCATTAATACTCTGTAACCCTGCTTGTTCTCTCCTTTTCTTAAAATAATCATATCTGTTGGTTTATTTAGTTACTTATCTAATTTTATCTGGTGGTCATCTAATATCTCAAAGAACTTATTTCGGATTCTTTCTACCATATCCCATTCTTTTTCATCAAGTTCTTCATACTTCCATAGTGTTCTCAGCTCTTGAGAGATCTCCCATAATGCTGAGTGCATATTACTACCTTGTGTAGCAAAATCAAATTCTATTTGATCCTCTGGTAGGTTAAATTCTAGTGTTGCTTTCATATCTTTTTTTTTAAGTTTATAACCTTAAAATTTTTCAAGTTTTTAAGTCTATAACCTGATATTATTCAGGTAATTCCTCACCATCTTTACCAGTAACTATACCCATTAGCTGTTTCATAATAGCATCTTGTGTATCTCCCCAGAACATATCACATTTAAATACATTATCTGTAATAGTGTATGGTGGATTTAAGAAGTATGCTTGCCAATGCTCATTAGGTATAGAACTAAATCTTTTACATCTTTCTTTTACTGAGCATTCAAACCCAGGGCACATTGTTATATCACTCATGTTAATTTTTGTCTAAATTACTATTTTTTCTTGATTCTTTGTAATCAATAAAGAAGCCGGTGGCTACTATAATGTTCATACCCAGTGACATAAGTATCTCATGGAGGTCAGCATATACATTCACGGATAAATGTATATGCCCCACCATCCAAAATGGTATGGACAAGTTTTGGCTTATCCACACCATTAGATATTTAACAAAGTGTTTCACAATTAATAATAATTACCAAGGGGTTGTCCCTTCTACACAAAACTCCTCTCCTATATTTCCATCAAACCAAGTGCTATAATCAAAACAAAATGTTTTTACATTATCTGAACACTTATTTTTAACTGATAGAGAATAACATGCATTACCTGCAGCATCAAATGTTATCTCATCATTTACAATAGTTCCGCAAGTGGAGTTATTACATAACTTTTCCTTATTGCATGAACTTAATATAGTACTAACTAAAACAAATCCTAATAATAAATTTCTCATTTTTTTGGTTTATTAATTGTTTTCTTTTCTTCTGATGGACTCTCCTTCAGAATCTTCTGAAGCCTCTCCCAAATCTTTTTGTTGATTAGATTGTAATCTGGCTCTTTCTTTTGCTCTTTCATACTCTTGCCAATTATAGATGTTTAATTCTTTCATTTTCAAGAAATCAGCCAGAGTCATATCCTCTGGTATACCATTGTTATTATTCATTATTTGAATATATGCTTCTTTCATTCTTCCCATAACTTTAAACTTTTTTCTAAAAAGAACTTAATTGTTGTCCTAATACTTCCATGTCCTAAAATCTGACCAGCAGTTTTTAACTTTTTAAACTGTTTATGGTCTAAATTTAATGTTACAGTTTTCTGTCTATAAACTCTCTCTATTTTTATATCTGAAAAATCAAATGGAAATCTTTGAGCATATACAAAAACATTAGCTATAAAACCTTTGTCTTTGTGAAACTGTACTGTTAATTTTTTATTGTAGTTAATGGTTTCTCTAGGAATATTTATTAAATCAGATATTGTATGTTCAGACATGTTAAACTTATATGCAAGTATTGCATATAAATAACTTCTTCGATCTACATTATGTCTCCTCCTAGACTTTAAATCTAGTTTAGATAATGCCTCTAAGACATTATCTCTTGTATAATCCTCCATAAAATTTAAATTAATTCTAAGTCAGCTTCTTTAACTGTTTCTTTTGTTTCTTCAAGTACCTGTGATAGTAAGTCAATAGGTAAGAATCTTTCTGCATCATATAGCTCATAAGGAAAAGATTTAGCTGATAGCTTAACTTCCTTTAATAATACTCCAAATTTGTTATCCTGTAATCCCATTCTAACAACTCTAGTGATAGTATATACTTCACCTTCTATAACCCATTCACTTTCAGGCACTTTACTTGGTTTATTTGAAGCATCAATGCATATTGCTCTCATATTGTTCTACTGAAGTTTTGAGATCTAAATTACGCAAACTCTCTGAAATTTCCAACATGGTTAATAAATCTCCATGTTTTACTGTGCACTTTCCCATTTCATGTACAAGCAAGGCACATTGCTCTGCCTGTACAGGATGGTGTTCACAAAATCTTATGAGACAAGCCATTACATATGCAAATGTGTTCTTGTCATCATTATGCAGAATAATCTTATGTGTTACATTTTCTTCCATATAATAATATACTAATTATACTGGCTATAGATTATAACTCCGCCACACTATTTTGCTTTGGTCAAAATCTTCTAAAGCTTCTTTAACCCACTTTTCATCTACAGTTCCTATATAACATAGTATGTGCACAATAGCCTTATCATCTGGGTTTAAGCGCAAAAGTCTTCCTATTCTCTGACTAGCCTTACGCTCATTCCCATATGCATGCATAATAATTCCCTGTTTTAAACCTGATATGTTTACACCTTCATTTAATTGCAATACACATGAGAGCTTTGTAATATTACCAGCCTTAAAATCCTGCAAATTTGTTTCAGAATCAGGGTTATTACTATGATAACTATGTGTACACATTCTATCTGCTTGATCTTGAGTATTAGCAAATATGATACACTTACTATTAATACTTTTTAATAGTTCTTTAGCATATCTCTCTTTACTAGGATACTCCATCATAGCTTTCATTCTCATTACTCTAAGTATGTGAGTCTGTCCCGCTGATGTATCAATCCTTGTACCCCAATAACTATAATTTAGAGCTTCAGAAGTCAAAAATGACTTGTTCTTTGTTTCTACTTTATAATTCTTTTCTGTATTTAGGCTGACTTCATGCACAATTATTTGATAGTCATTAATAATACCTGATTCTATTGCGTCATCTGCCTTAAATGTAAAAACAACTGGACAATATTCAGATACTATTCTACCTTTCTCAGAGTTTTTATGTTTAGGTGGGGTACCGGTTAAACCCAATACTCTACCTACATAATTGTCTAGGAAAGATCTGTGACTGTCTAATAAACTGTGAACTTCATCAAAATAAACTGCATCAAATTCATTAGGGTTATGTTTATTTAAACTTAGATAAGTTGTAAATGTAACATTTTCCAATAGTTTACTCATGCTAAACTTTTCTGCTTCATATCTCCATGAGCTTATAATAGATAACTTGGGAGCTACAACTAAAATACTACGCAAAGGAGAATAGTGTTTTTCCATGTGCTTTAAACCTACAAGGGTTTTACCCACACCTGTACCAAGTACAATAGTGCATCTTTGTTTACCCTCAGTAGCATTTATTGCTTCTGTTTGTATTTCTTCTCTATTCATAATTTGTAAGTTATTTTAAATATCCAAGAGCTCTAGACTCTTTTGGGTGTGCATGTATCCAGTCATGGCAGTTCCTACAAACCGCAAGCCATGTAGACTGCACTAAATAAAAGGCATCTCTATTAGCACCAGCATATGTATGATGTACATCTGTGGCATTAATATCACAACCCTTCACTGCTATCTGACATAGACTGAAATCTGTAAGATATCTTTGTCTAAGTTTAAGATACTCTGCATCTTTTTTCTTTCTCTTAGAAGAAACCTGGGGGATTTTGTAATCAGTTGGTTTCTGTACACTGTCACTATCAATGGCTTTTTGGCAACTCCAGCAATATTTGCAGTATTTAAATCCCCCTTGGTTCTTCCAAATGACGGTCATCTTTTGACAACCGTCACATTCTTTAAGCTTTTGCTTCATTCTTTAATCTTGGTAAACTTGTAGGTGCTTCTGTTAAACTTAAAAAGTTTTTAGGAAGTATACCTTCAGATATAAAGATAGTAATAATGTCACTTTTACTGATATTTAAATCTTTAAAAGTTAACTTATTAATAAACTTTTCATCTGTTTCAGAATAAGCTGTCATAGCTTCTGTCCATGGACTTTTGGGAAACAAAGTCTGAAATATATAATTGCTATACTGATTAGTAACTTGCTGTTTAAAAACATTAAGTACTCTCTGAGCACGCTTATATACATTTAGTATTCTTTGTTTCTTTTTGCTACACATTGTGTCTAGCTCTTCTTTTGTCAGTGCATTTAGACCATACAAAGCACGCTTGTATAAATAATTCTGATACTGAGAGTATCCATCTGATTCATACTGCATGTATGTTTTACTTGCATTTAACTGATAATTCTTAACCTGCTGTTTTAACTTTTCTATTTTATACATTTTTTTCATAATTAATAATCATAATAATAAATGGGGCCAGTTGCCCAGCCCCATCTATACCCATTAACTTATATCTTATAGATTAAAGTCTTGTCCTGCTGCATTTTGAAGTGCAGAAGTATTTGCTTTAGAAGCATTAGCATAAGCAGCGCGTAATTCTTCAACGTTATCATGCTTAATTGCAACATCTGAAGCAGTAGCATCAAAGCTCATTCTAGTTCTACGGTAAATAGGTTGTCCATTTAATGTACAAACAATACCTGTTTCACCAGCAATTTTAAGATCACGCTCAGGTGTCTTAGCATTAAAAGGCTCAAGTGATTCTTCAATCACAATTTTACCATCTAATTGTTGACCTGCAAAGAAGTTTGCTTCTTTTAATTCATCAATAGCACCAGGAATTAAAGCAGAAACAACTTTTCTTTTCAAGAAACCATTGTCATCAATCATGGTTCTTACTTGTTGTACACGGATATAACCATAATCTGAGTTATTTTCAGAAACGGTAATTACTGCATTTGTTGTAGCATCAGCTGTTACGATTACTTTAGAGTTCATCTTGTTAGTTTTTAAAGATTAATAAATAAATAGATTTTTGAGTAGATTTTACTATATCATTAGTTACTCATACTAAGTGATAAGTAGCAGTATTGCATATCGCGATTAGCAATACTAGTTTTCCAATGGATCCTCTAAGTCAATGATATCATCAAATGGTAAATCATCTGATGGCATATCATTAAGGTCATAATCTTCTAGTGGAAGAAAGTCTGTGTCAATATATTTTTCTCTGGTGTTTTTCTCAACAGCAGAACCGGTAAAAGGGTCTATGATATGTTCACCATAATCTATAGACATTAAGAACTGTATATCAAGATCTGTAAGTTCTAGATATTCCTCTATGCTTAGATGCACAACCTTCCCGTTTGGTAACTGATATAACATTATTTATTCTGTAGTAAAAATACGTGATAAAATCAAGTAAAATTGCTTGTAGAAAATAAAATAATGTAATATATAGCTAACAATGAAAAGGGGATATTTCTATCCCCATATCATTTGGTTAGAAAAAGCATACTCGCAGGAATATACTGTCTTAAGTATCTAATCATTGTTTTTTCTGTAGTCTAATATCTTGTTATATAGACCATCATTGAAATGGGTAAACCATTTTTTGTTAGTAATTCTATTAATAGCTCTTGGTATTTCATTTTTTGGTCTATTGAGGGTATATTTTATACCCTGTTTAACCAATTGGTTATGTTCATCTTTAACTGAAACAGCAAAGTTAAATCCCATAACAGATGTTATAAGTTTTTCATTATAATCCATATAAGTGATTTTAGTTAATAAATAGTGATCCTGTTTGGATTCGAACCAAAGACCTACTGCTTAGAAGGCAGTTGCTCTATCCAACTGAGCTACAGAACCAAGAGTATTACTTTTTGAGCTCTAATGTCTCATCATACTCAAAAGTTCCGGACTTAATATATTCCAGTATCTCAGCTTTATAGGCATAGTCTACAACTTTACCATCTTTAAAGAATAGAGCATACTGTTTATGTCCGTCCATTGTTTGTTGGTATTTGACAGTTCCTGTCATTAAGTACCATAAAAATACTATTTTCATTTAGATAATATTAATCCGTAAATAACAAGTGATACAGATGCAAATAAAAACAATGCAAGACCCCATTTGAAACCTAAGAAGATTTTCTCTTCTTCTATTTCTCTGTCTAGTATGTCTATATCCCATATTAGATCACTTACTCTAATCATAACTACTTCAGGATCTGCTCCGGACTGGTATGCAGCAATAATGAGGGACTGTATGTCCCTCTTTTGCTCTTCTAGTTTTCTTAATTTTCTGTAAATCATTTGCTTACAGTTTTAGTTTCTACTTGTTTTGTCTGACCATAAGCATCACATTGGTGAGTGCTACCACAACTAACAAAAGTTGCTAGTACACCAATAAATACAAACCATAATACTACAATTGCAATTGTTTTCATAATCATAAATTTTAAAAGGGTAAATCATTTAAATTAATTAATAAATTCTGAGCATTAAGTGTTCTTTCTAATGCTTCTGCCCATTTGTTTGACAGTTTTTCCATCTTGGCATTGAGCTTATAAATCTCAAGTTTATTAAACCATTCTCTGAAATTTTCATTTCCCATGCCATTCCATGGAACTACTGCTTCTATTCTACATAGCATAGATTCATAGCTTCCTACATATGTAACAGAAAAACCAAATAGATTTCTAATTTCATCTGCATCTGCAGGTGTAAGATTCATATTAAGTTTAATAATTGTGTGGCTACCTACATAGTGATAACCAAAGGGGATTGTTTTGTTCATAAGTTAATTTTTAAGTTTTTTAATCATAATATAAAATCATAGTCACCTAGTGACAAGAATATATAGCTAAAGTCAAATTCAAATACTAAGACAAAGACCTTCTCTTCCACAAAGGCAAATACAAATACTAAGTCTCAATGTTAGCCAATTGCATATAATGCATAACCTGTCTAACGTGGGAGTTCTATCTCAGTTTTTATAGTTTGAAGAGAAGCGGTAATTATTAGTAATTTTAATTTTATAAGTGGTATCACCACATACTTTATTAAAAAAATTCTTGTCACTAGATATAAAGAGTAGAGGAATCAGCTTGTGCCTATCCCCTACTCACCTAGTATCAGTACACTATTTCTCAGGTGTCATGAACAAGTCAATAACTTTCTGAAATCTAGGATCAACATTGATTCTCAATGCTGCAGCAGATTTAACATCCAACTCTCGTTGAGCATTAAATTCCATAGTAAGTCTAAGCAACTCACCTTTGTATGCATCCATAGCAAGAGTATATTCTCTGTTAAGAGATTCCTCTAGCTTCAAGAAAATAGCAGCCATATCTGCATTTTCTTTTTGGATACGTGCATTCTCATCACTAACCAGGTTCTTAACCTTAGCTTTGAAATAGTTTACACGTTGTTCATACTGACGGTGTTGCTCAGCAATATCCTCATGGATTTCTAATAAATCCTGAGAATTATGATGCTTAGTAATCTTAACCGGAGTTTTCTTATTATCCTCTACATTGAACCATTCAATGCTAGGCATATTAGATAACTCTTTTCTAAGACTAGACAACTTACCATTCTTATGGATAAATTGACCCAAGTGAGCTGCCATAGCTTCTGCTTGCAAATACTCTGAGTATTCTGCATCAGTAAGCTTAGACCATCCCCATGATTCATCCACAGTATGAATAAGATCATAGTCAGGTGCATACTGTCTCTGTGGTTCCACAAGATGAGAGAAATCAGGACGTGTGTTCTGAACTCTTTCTATCTTAGCATCTTTACCCTTGATAGCTTCCATAAGGAATGCTTGGCAAGCATGGAGATCACCCTTGAACTTTAATTTCTCAAGGATATTATCCGGAATCACAGATGGCTCTTGCATCACATAAGACTGCTTGTCTATAACAATAGATTTACTGCAGTTATTATAAGATTCCAACTCACGTTGAATCTCAATAGCATTTTGGTTGCACAAGTTAGATACTGATTGTGCTTGGGACATGCTTAAACCCTTGGTAGATAAATTTCTCATTGTTTTTTGTTTTTGAGAGTTAATAAATAAATTGATTTTTAAGTTGATAAAAAAGAGCAGTTT